AGCTGCTGCGAGCCATCGCTCTGGAGGCAACCCTGGTCTCGATCGCGGCCTACGACCTGAGCCAAGGTCGGGCGCTGTCGGAGAGTGACCGAGACCGCCTGAGACTCGCAGCCCAACGCATCAACGAAGCACTGGAGGCATCGAAGTGAGCAGCATCACGTCCATCGAATCTGTTGCCCGTCGTCTGGACGAGGCCCGTAACAGCCGTCTCAAGGAGACCAAGGTCGACTTCGAGGCGTACATGAGAGCGCGACACGAGGACGTCGCCAACATCCGCAAGACCACGGACTTCCGCGCCGAGGTGATCGACGAGTTCTTCGGCGACCAGTTCGCCAACGGCAAGGAGCTGCCGTGGCTCAAGACCCGCGACAAGTTCCTGGTGCGCCCCGGCGAGCTGACGATCTGGACCGGCTTCAACGGTCACATGAAGTCGATGGTCACCGGCTTCACGATGCTGCACCTGATGCAGCAGGGCGAGAAGGTGTGCATCGCATCGTTCGAGATGAAGCCGCGCAAGACGCTCAAGCGCATGGCGTGTCAGGCCATCGCCACCCGCAACCCCACCGAGTTGTACGTCAACAAGTTCCTCGACCAGATGGAGGGCAATCTGTTCCTCTACGACCAGCAAGGCGAGACATCACCCGAGCGGATCCTCGGCGTTGTCTACTACTGCGCCGAGCAACTGGGCGTGACCCAGTTCGTGATCGACTCGCTGATGAAGGTGGTCGCCAACGAGGACGACTACAACGGACAGAAGCGATTCATCAGCCAACTGTGCGCTGCGGCCAAGGATCTCAACATCCACATCCACCTCGTGCATCACTCGCGCAAGCTCTCGGATGAGGCCAAGCGCCCCGGTAAGCAGGACGCCAAGGGCACGGGCGCGATCGTGGACCAGACCGACAACTTCATCACGGTCTACAAGTTCCCGCGCAAGGAGGGCAAGGACAAGGACGACAACGGCGATCCGCTGCCGACGCACGGCCTGTTCGTGGACAAGCAGCGCCACGGCGAATGGGAGGGCGCGTTCGTGCTGTGGTTCGACGACAACAGTCTCCAGTTCAAGGAGACGCCACGCGCCCGCTTGCTGAACTACGTGTGAGGGTATTCCCCATGCACAAGCCCAACAACACCAGTTCCAATACACCTATGCGCGACGCACGACAACAGAACCGAGAGGCGATGCCCAACGTGGCGGCGCTGCTCGATGAGTTCCGCAAAGCCAACCCCGGCCTGGAGATCAAGGTGACCTACGCCAAGGACGAACAGACCGGGGTGGAGGTCGGCACGCCGATGGACCTGAGCAACTCATACCCCATCCCCGCAAACATCTGGAAGCCACCAAGCCCGGTGCCGCCGGTTAAGCCAAGGAAGAACAAGCGATGAGCGAGCTGTGCCCCAACGGTCCCTTTGTCTGTGCATTCGAGGCGACGCTGGGTGCGGGCACTGCCTTCGTAATCATCATTCTTCTACTCGCCACGATTGGATTCTTCGATGAGTGAGAAAGCCGAAGCGCGGCTCTCCGAGCTGCGAAGCATGAGCGATGAGTTCGCCAAGGCATACGCCGATCGGGCGTACTTGGAGGAGTTCCGCAAGTCCAAGCTCGCGATGCTGATGAAGGACGCCGAGGTCGCCGGGTTCAGCAGCGCCGCCGCGCAGGAGCGCGAGGCCCGTGCGAGCAAGGAGTACGTCGAGCTGCTGGAGAACCTGCGGACCGCAACAGAGCAGAGCGAGCGGCTGCGCTGGCATCTCGAAGTGGCGAAGCTGGGCGTCGCTGTCTGGCAAACCCAACAGGCCAACGAGCGCGCAGAGAGGAAGGCGTATGGCGCTTGAGACACAGATTGGTGGCGACCACTACAAGAAGCACCCGATCCAGCCGATCGAGTTCATTCACGCCAACAACATCCCCTTCTGCGAGGGCAACGCGATCAAGTACCTTTGCCGGTGGCGGGACAAGGGCGGGATCGCTGACCTGGAGAAGGCCAAGCACTACATCGATCTGTTGATTGAGCTGGAGCGGAAGGGCAAGTAGCAGTGAAGGTGGTGACGCTCGACGCCGGAGAGATGGCGGTTGCTCAGATGGTGGCCTCGATGCGGAACGCCATCAACCGAGCAAGCAAGGTGGGCAACAGTCGGGTCGGTCCGCAGTCGGATTACCAGACCGACCTCGACGGCCTGGTTGCCGAGATCGCCTGGGCCAAGTGGCAGAACTGTTGGCCCGATCTGTCCGTCTCGCCCCGAGCTGGCGGAGCTGACGCCGTCACCGGAGATGCGAGGGTCGACATCAAGGCCACCCGCTACGTCAACGGGAAACTGTTGGCCGTGCCGAGCAAGAACCAGGGCGACGCCGACGTGTACGTGCTGGCGATCGTGCGCGAGAACGAGGTGCGCTTCCCAGGCTGGGCCTACGCCGACGAGCTGCTCTCGGACAACAACCTCACCAACCTCGGTCATGGCCCGACCTACGCCATGACGCAAGAGGAGCTGCGTCCGTTCAAGGAGGCAGCGTGAAGCCGTACCCGCCCCACCTCACCTTCGAGCAAGCCTTGCAGCGCGGCTTCGTTGGCCGCATCGAGTCGCGCAAGTACATGGACTGGGTCAAGACCCTGCCGTGCGTGGGCTGCAACTCTCCTGCCGATGACCCGCACCACCCGTATGGCGTGGGGTTCAAGGGCATGGGTTCCAAAGTTCCCGACTACTGGGTGATACCGCTGTGCCGCAACTGTCACGACAACCTGCATCACGACCCCCTGAAGTGGGAGGACGTCAACGGCGAACAGATTCGCCATGCCTTGATGACGCTGACCCAGGCGCTGTACGAGGGGAGATTGAAGCTGTGACGAAGTTGACGTTGTCGTTCTGGAAAGAGAAGTGCCGGGTGGTGAACTGCGACAAGACCTCCGGTGTGTACGGTGTGTGTACACAGCACGAGGCGTGGGCGCTGCGCCGGTACTTCGAGTCCGCCGTGCGCGAGGAGATCTGCGATCGCGATGCGCCGCCGTGCTTCCGCAACCAACAGGAGTGGGTCGAGTACGTGGTCGCATTCATGCTCTGCCGCAACCTGAACGAGCGGCAACGCAACCGGGTGGACTTCTGCCGGGACTGCACGCCGGAGTTCAAGGACGAACAGATTCGGCTCGGCAAATGCACGCACGCTGAGACGGTGTTCATCCGCCCGCAGCGTTCAACGGAGGACGTGGTGGGGGTGTCGTTCGACAAGAAGAAGAAGTCGAACGCAGCATGGGAGAACGCCATGCTCGGCGTCTCGGGAGAGATCGTGAGACTTCCCGATGAGGAGTCGATGAATGACCGGCTGATGATCCTGTCGGAGAACAGCAAGCCACAGAAGCGAGGGCCGAAGCCGAAGTGAAGCCGCTGGAGTTCCCCTATCCACCGTCTGTGAACCGCTACTGGCGCAGCTTCCGTGGCCGCATGGTCCGCAGCAGCGTGGCCGTCGCGTACAAGGAGGAGGTGCAGAGGATCGCCAGTCTGTCGGGGCTGAAGCTGCACGAGGGGCCGGTGTCCGTGGAGATGACGCTGCACCCGCCGCGCCCGAAGGACTGGGCCAAGCGCATGAAGCAGGACGCGCACTGGGCGCTCAACGTCCGGCGCATAGACCTGGACAACGCGCAGAAGGTGGTGCTCGACGCGCTCCAGGGGATCGCCTACGAGAACGATCGGCAGATCACCGCGATCTCGATCAGCCTGGGAGTGCCGCTCGAAGGGGGCGGACTGACGTTATCTGTTGAGCCGGACACGGTGTGGAGAAGGGTGGCCTGAGTGGATTTCCGTAGCGCAGAACAGGCGGTCAAGTTCGCCTTCAACGTGAGCGACCGCGCCGAGTATGCGCGTTCCGATCCGCTCGCCGTGCGTGGCACGTCCGAGCAGGGGCTGAGTCCGATGGACCTTCACGCCCAGGCGGCGATGATCCAGTCCCAGATTGGGAGGCTGCTGCCGCAGGAGCGAGATTCGATTCTGTCAATGTACGGGCGGGGGAGGGAGCGAGCTGATGCGATCCGTGCTCTGTCGGCGCATCTGTACCCTTCGTTGAAGGGCAGTCTTCCTGGGACCAGGGAGGTCTCCATCATCGTCTGTCATTGGGCGACACGACGTCCGCCCATCAGGGCGATCGCGGAAGACAGGGGCGTGAGCTACCGCAAGGTGTGTGCGTGGAGGTCTGCCGTGCTGCGAGCGTGGATGCCACTCTACACTCGGGCGATCGGCAAACTCCACGACAACTTGGTAGCGGGTGGGGTGGAGATAGGCTAGGGTTTCTTCGGCTCGAACAGAAGGGCGTTCCGTCCGCATCGGCCACCGTAACGCATATCGATGCACGTGCCGTGCAGTTTGTCGACTCGGCTCTTGTCGTGCAGCTTGCACCGCATGGCGACCGACTGGCTGTAGGCGCGTCCTGTCATGCTCGCAAGGTAGTGCTTGCACTGCTTGCAGGTTTTCTGTTCCTCACCCCAGGTGTATTCCGGCAGCTTCCACTGCGGCTCAGGGATGTAGGTCATTCTCCACATCTGTTGCGTCCCTTAGAAGTTTCGCCTTGAGTTGGTTCGTCTTGTTGACAACGCCAAGATGGAAGACCGAGGCGACACGAGTCTTCATCTTGTCCTTGCCGCGCTTGTTGTAGACCGCCTTCGGAAGCGGCTTGATTCGCTTGGCGTCAGGCTTGTCACCCACCGCCCACAGAGCACGAGGATAGAGGCGACCTCCGTCCTCGTCTCTGCGGTAGGAGTGTACGTACAAAACGCCTGGACGCCGCTGGCGCAGGGCACCGATGTAGCCCCGCAACAGATCGACGTCCAGGCCCAGCTCCTCAGCCATCTCCCGCTGCGTCATCGGCCCGGAGGCCGTGAGTAGGTCGATGATCTGTTGTCGGACGCTCATGCTCGTGGCCCCGGATCGAGCGCAACCAGGATGCAGAAGATCACCCAGTCGATGAACGTCATGCCTCACCTCCGCGCTTGGTGGGTGCGGCGTAGAGAGGCTCGTCTTGCCAAGTCTCTGAGCCGTCCGGGTTGACTCGCAACAGGGCGCGAAGCACCGCCACCGGCCTTTGCTCGTAGTTAAGCGAGATAGGGTCCTCGTCGAAGAACCACCCAACAGATCGTCCCGTTGCTTCAGCCAGGGCCACGAGCTTGTCGAGCGTTGGTAATGTGCGGTTGTCCGGGTCATCGCACTCCCACTGGCTGATGGCTCCGCGAGTCACGCCGAGGCGCTCGGCCAGAAGTCCCTGCGTGTTGAACAGGCTGGATGTACGCGCCTCTCGGATCCTGGTGTGAAGGTTGTTCATCTGTTCCTCACTTCGCCAACATGGCGAGTCCGATGTTGCTGAACGCATAGCCCGCATAGGCAATGCACATACCGGAGTTGCCTCGCAACCCCTGCTCAATCGCGACGTAGGCGTACACCACGCCCACCGCCGCGATCAGCCAATAGCTCATGGCGATTCCTTTCTCTTGCGTTTGTATCGAATGGTGTCGAGTGAGTTGCGGGGCACGACCCATACCTCGCGCCCATCGCCGCAGTCCATGAGGAACGCACCCGTGATGCGTCCCTGCTTGAGGAGTTGATTGACCCGCTGCCGGGAAACCCCCAACAGATTGGCGGCGACAGATGCAGTGACGTGACCCCGCTCGATGCGGATGTCGATCACGTCTTCTTCCTCCGCGCCCCCATCTCCTTGGCGACGTGGTCGCCGACCTTCGCCTCGGCTTCGGTCACGCGGTCGGCCCACTCCATGACTTCATCGGCGACCTGTTGGCTGACCTCAAGCTCGGCCATCCTGCTCGCCGCGCCGATGATGCTCGCCCCGATGTGACCGGCAAGCCGGTGGACCAGCTCGGCCTGGGTGTCGTCGATGCCCTTGTTCTCAACGATGATCGCCAACAGATGCCCGTTCAGGTCGAGCAGCTTCTTCGTGTGCGCTGCAACCTCGACAACCTTGGCATAGTCGCCTCCCTTCTGCGCCTTGATCGCGGCCATCATGTCCTTGGCTGAGCGGTACGCCTCCTCGGCCATGCTCTTTGGTGTGTCCTGCGACTCACGCCACAGGTCGATCGTGATCTGCACCTTATCGAGCGCGGCCCTGCTCATGCCGCCGATGTGCCAGTCGGTGATCTGTTCGACCGGCTTGCCTTCCTCGCCCAGGTAGTTGCGGCCATCCTTCCAGTTGTAGATGGTCGCGATCGTGCCGTCCTCGAAGCGGAGGCCCCAGTGCGCGTCCACCTTGTAACCGTCGCCGTCTGTCGGGTTGCCGAACAGCTTGCACAGCTCGTCATGGGTCGCGGTGATGTGGCCCTGGAAGCAGGAGCCGCAGGATTGGATGTTGGCTTCGTTGTGTGTCTTGAATTGCATGGCGTCTCCGGAAAAAGAAAGGGCCGCATCAGCGGCCCCGTGAGTTGCGTAGTTGGATGTGGTCATGGCTTGCCCTTGTGTGTGGCGGCGGCAGCGAAAGACTTGAGGAGCTGGTCGACCAGCTTCAACAGATCACCCGGCCCGCCGAAGTCGCGCAGATCCAGGTCCGCCTCGAAGGCGTGATGCTCGCCGTGGATGGTGATGACTCCGCTCAGGACGACAAGCCAGGGGGCGATCACGTATTCGCTCTTCTCCTGGACGCGCACCTGTCGGAGGGTTTCGAACTGGTGCAGGAAGTTTTCGAGTTCGATTGCGGTCAACATCAGCGTGCCCCTCCATCGCTCAGCCACACCACTTCGTTGCCGAAGGGGATCGGCACACCGAAGGTGATCTTCGACTTGAGTTCTGCGAGTGTGGTGTGTGGCGCTACGCTCTCGCCTTGGTCATCGCAGCCGAGCACCAGTCCCTTCCCGGCAAGCGGGTTCGGGTAGTCCTCGTGCAGGAAGAAGGACTGTGCCTTCTCGCGGATGAGACCTTCGTCATCAACGAAGATGGCGTCACCCTCTCGGTTGATCCTGGCGCAGTCGTAGCAGTCAGCGCCGATCAGATCGTAGATCTGTTTGTAGTCTCCGGAGTACTCGACCTGGGTGATGGTGCGAGCGAAGGGATCGATCAGGTATGCAGTGCAGGGCATGGTGTCCTCTCAGATGAAGATGGCGATCGTGAAGATGGCGGTCAGGCAGACGGCGGTTATCACCGCGACTGATCTGTCCGGCTTTTCGTCCGGGCCGGGGCCGATGAGCATGAGCTGGAGTCGCTCGGCGTCTCGGCTGTACTCGAAGCGGCGATCGGGTTGGTACTCGATTCCGATCTTGACTTTGCCGGTGTTGTAGGGGACGGGCATTCGCTGTTCTCCTTGGTGATGTTCAACAGATTGCGGACTGCGGCGGTTGCCTTCGCCACTTCGGGGTCGCGGCTTTTCTTGTCGATGGCATCGAGCACCATCGCAAACACCGGGGCGACTATCCCGGCATCGATCTTCGGCGCAGACTCAATGAGTCTGTTGATGCCTTGGGCTACTTGATTGGCTGAGGTCATGGGGTCCGTGAGTTGCGTGGTCAGAGGTGCCACAGGCAGATGCCGATGGCGAGGATGTGAGCGATCAGGTAGGCGGCGAGCACCACAATGCCCGCCTTCATTCGCTCGTCTACCTTGGCGTGGTCGATCACTTCGCCACCTCGAACAGATTGCGGTTCTGTTGCACCGACTTCTGCAACTTGGTGAGCGAGGGTCGGCCATGCTTTCCGGGGCGCGGCTCCCATACGTGGTAGGAGTCGTCTACGTAGGGTCCGATGATTCGGACGCCATCATCGAAGCCCTTCATCACCCGCAGGAACATCTCGCGTTCATTGAAGGTGATGTTCTCGGCGCGGAACCGGAAGGTCACGGTCTTGCGGAAATGCTTGTGCCACTTGTTGCTCGGCTTGCTCATGGTGTGTGTCTCCATCAAAAGGGAAGTTGCTCAGAGTCCGGCTTGCCAGAGTCGCCACTGGTATTCCTCGTCGCCGAACTCGCACTCATCGGCGGACTCGGGCACCGGGTCGGCATGGCGAGCGGGTCGGCGAGGGTCATTGCTGAACTCGAAGAGTCCAGGGAAGTGCCGCTCCATCGTTCTCAACAGATCGTGATAGTTGCCGCTCCGCATTTCAGCGGTGATTGCGCTCGCTTCATCGCGGGTCATGCCGCACTGGCGGCACACGTCGTTGATGATGCCCATCAGGGCAAAGGCATTCCCCGAAGGGGAGTTGAGGTCGATTCGCATGGTCTGTTCCTTTCAGTAGCCGGGGAATGCAAGGTCGAGCAGGTCATACATGACCGAGTAACCCTCGGTGTCGGCAGCGCCGAAGGCGGCGTGAGCTTCGAGCAGCTTCGCAATCCTCCTTTCGGCTTCGTGTCTGTTGGCCGAGGAGTTGATGGCCTGCTCCGCACCGGCACTCAGAAGGGACGCCGCCACGTCTCGCCCTTCCTGTTCGCGGTACAGCGCCCACTGGTCTGCGGTGAGGGCGATCGTGATGAAGGGGCGGTGAATAACGCTTACGTTTTGCATGGTCTGTTCCTTTCACCAGGCATAGAAGTCGGCTACGCCGACACGGTTTCCGTTGATGTCGAGCAGAGCCTTGCTCTGTCCGGGTTCGATCGGCAGATAGCCCGCCGCAATGTCATCCGCCAGGGTGCGGAGGATCCGCGCCACTTCTCGCTGACGGGTTCCGTCATCCTCGGGGGAGCCGTAGGCTGCGCCGAAGGCATCGTTGTCGCTGCCCGCATGGAGCATCAGGTTGAGTCGCATGGTCTGTTCCTTTCAGACGGGGCGATGGGATAACCCCATCCCCATCCCCTCGACAGAGGGGCAGGGGATATGGTCAGGCGGCGAGAGCTTCGGCAGGGTTCAGGGCGGCGACACACTCGCTCACCCACTCACCGGCACGGGCCGCGTTGCTGATCGACTGCCCCGCTACGAAGAAGGGGGCGTCATCCTCGGAGTCGACAAAGTCGGCGGGGTTAACAGACCGGACTGAGTAGCCCTCGTTGTGAACGTCCCGCTCGCTCGGCACGAAGTGCCACGCATGGCCGAGTGCTCGGAAGAAGGCCGGGAGTGCCGTGGTTGCGGCGAGGGACGACAGATCGAGCGGCGAGGTGTAGTCCTTGACTACAACGCGGAGCCGGTAGGTGTCGCCGTCATAGCCCTCGAAGCCGGACTCGACTCGCACCGAGTACCCGGCGGTGATGAGTGCATCGGCGAGCCGCATCGCGGCCACGCCACGCCACCTCATCACGTCCGACTCGAGGGCACCGGAGGCAATCGAATCCACCAGGATTCGAACTCGGCGCGGCCCGAGACTCTCAGCGCGGCGCATCCTGCGCCATGCCGATTCGATGCTGCCGTTCCAGACCCGCTGCATCTCGACTTCGTCACCCTGGTCGGACCAGACCGAGCGGCGGCGCACCGACATGGGAGTCGGAACGTCAACAGATGCCGCAACCTGTTGCATCAGGTCAACCCCGGCGGTCCACCCTTCGCGGATGAGCCGCATGGTGGCGTTGCAAGCCGATTCGTTCGGCTTCGCCGCATCGGCCAGACCGTGCCAACCGGGGTTGTACAACCCCTCGCGGGCCACGTACTGCTCAAGCCGTGACTTGTTGTTGGGGTTCACGGTCAAACCCTCGGTGAGGGTTTGCAGGAATTCGCCCAGGTGGTAGGTGTGGGCCAGGACCGGCCCGTTGACTTTGCGATTGCGCATGGTTGCTCTCCTCAAACACCGGCCTTGGACTTCTCTTCGGAAGTCCAGCCCGACAACAGATCAGCCTGAACATCGTCCCACTTGATCCCGGCAGCTACCGCAAGGGCAGCTTTCTGAATCATTCGAGTCGAAGCGACTCGCCGCATCTTGTGGGTGTTGATCGCATCCCGCAGCTTCCAGACGAAGGCACAAACGTGAGCCGGAGCGAGGGACGATTCGAATTCGCGGTCGTAGTCCATCTGGACTACGTACCAACGGTCCAGAGTTGCGGCGTCAAGCTGCGCTCTGCCGACATACAGAGCACCGGCCCCGGTCCCGAAGGTGTTGGCTGAAGCCAACAGAACCGACTGGGAGTGGCGCTTGACGTAGGTGGACAGACCGGCGGCGGCACGGGATTCGACTTCGAATCCACCGTTCGCGGTGGCCTGATTGACCGTCAACAGACAGTTCGGATCGAAGGCGTCGACTTCGTCGAACAGGAAGACACCGCCGTTCACGTATTCCCGGATGAAGGGCGACTCGGTGTACTCGAACCGACCGTTTTCTCCCGTAGGGAGAAGGCGACCGGTGAGCTGCGCCTCGGACACTCCGGCAGAGCCGGAGATGGAGCCGAAGGTCTTGCCAAGTGCCTTGGCAACGGCGTGAGCGAGGTGGGTCTTGCCGCAACCGGCAGGACCGACAAGCATCACGTTGACACCGGCTGAAGCTAGCTTCACCACCTTGTCGAAGGCGGGGTGGACTCGCTCTTCGAGCCGCACCGGGGCGGCGTCAGGGCGGCGGATCTCCACGGCACGGGGGACGCGCTGACCGATGACTTCGTCAACGATCGCTCGGACCTTCGATTCGTTGACCGCCGAAGCGGCCATCGTGGCGAACAGATTTCCAATCTGTGCGGCGAAGTCCCCGGCATTGGGGGTTGCGGCTTGTTGCATGACGGGTGACTCCTTCGGAGTTGCGGGTTGAGCGAGGGGAAGCTGAGTGTTGGGGTCGATGCCGATGGCATCGAGTGCGGAGCGAATCGCAGATTCGGGCCAATGGGCGATGAGTCGGTCAACGCATTCGCTTTTCTTGGCACGTTCGTGGTCGAACCCAACGGCTCCGCCGTTGAGGTGCTTGAACAGATCGAGGATGGATGCCTTCGGCAAGGCGAGCAGGTTGTCACGCATGGCGAGTTCCTTTCGTGGCGTGAGTTGCGTAGTCCGGCAAAGCCGGGACGGATCGGGGCGAATACCCGGCTCAGCGGACCGTGCGATCCGCTGAAACAGGCATTCCGTAGGAATGGGAAGGCAAGGCTCCGCATGGCAGCGGCTACCCCAGGCACCGGAACTACGTTCCGCCGTGGTGCCTGTCCTCTGGGCAGACAGAGCGAAGCTCTGTGACCGTCCCGTCAGAGCCGGTGGTTGACGTCATCGCGACGTGTACCGACTCCTCTGGAGTCCGACGCTACTCCCGCCGTTGGGGTCGAACCGTTCGGTTCAGTGCGTCACCGGGTGCCTCTGCTGATCCCCTTCTTCGAAGGGCTTCGCCTATCGGGTCACTCGGTGCTTTCAGCACCTACTGGTCGGATTGCGGTGGCCGAAGCCGCCGTCGACGTTTTCCATTGGAGCGGAACCTTGTCGCCGTGTCAAGCATCCTTGTGGCATCCCGTAGGGATGGTTCGGGGTTGGTCGGGGCTTGTGGTCGGCTTCGCCGCAACACGCTGACCCCAGCCCGCCCGTGTCCTGCTCAAGGGGATGAGACTACGTCTCAGGAGAGGCGAAACAGCCCTCTAGGATGGCCCAGCCCGAAGGGCTAAGTGATTGAGCCGAAACGGAAACAGACCCCTCACGAAGTGAGAGATATGCCGAAACACGGGCATCCCGGCCAGAAAACATGACTTTCAGTCATGAAGGGCAGCTCGGAGACCGCCCAAGGCCAACAGACCCCAACAGATTCCGACCCTTGACGTAGTCAAGAGGGGGTCGAGGGGCGCAAAACTGGCACACAATGGCGTAAGCCATTGATCTGTAACGTGCTACACCTGATGTGACGTCAGGCGAAGCCGGTGCGCGGGGTGCCTGGGGG